ATTCAAAGGCATAGGTGGCGACCCTGGAAAGATGATATTGAACGCGATAAAACTCCCGTCCGACCCCTTGGGTGCCATTAAGGCGGGGAAAGACCTTATGCATTCGTATATACCGAAGTGGTTGACTTCTATTGCTCTGATTTGTAAGGAGGCAGGCGTGATAATGGAAGCGGCCTACCCAGGGTATGGTAGAGACGTAGCCGAGTGGTTAAACGTTCCGTACGTAAGGGTTTCCCCATTTCCATGGACAGAGACAAACCATTGGCAATTTCAGAAATGGGAAGAGCCGTCTACTAACCACGCTCTAAACTTAACGTCTTACAGGATGTTCAACGCAGGGGTGTTCAGCGTGGAAGAACCATACGTAAACGAGTGGCGAGTGAACACATTACACTTAGCACCTCGGTCCACAAACTCAGTCACTTCGAGTGACGCAATCGATTTATTAATGTGCTGCGACGACTTGCTGCCAAGGGCCCCAGATTGGCACGACTGCGTGAGAACAATAGGGTACCCACACATAAACAACTCTGGGTCAGAACCAGACGCAAGCACTATAAGTTGGTTGGAAGTCCTTCCAGCTGGAAGAACAAACGCAGTGTTAACATTCGGCAGCATGACGGATCCAAATGTAGTTGAATTTCTATTGGAAAGCGCGAACAGCCTGCTGGAAGCGGGTTGCCGGGTCTTAATCTTGTTGAACTGGGCCGCAAAGCTGATAGACAACATGAGCGATGACCGTCTCCAACTGCGCAGAGGACTTGTCATGCGCCAAGGAGTGGTATCAAAGAATCTTCTAGTTGCAAAGAGCTTTCCGTTTACGGAGCTGAGAAACCTGGTACACATAGCAGTAGTGCATGGAGGTTCGGGAACAGCACACGGTATGGCATGCATAGGAGCTTACACCATATTCAAGCCATACTTGCCCGACCAGAAACAGTGGGGACTGGCGTACAGGAGGTTAGGAATAGGAGACGTGTGCGACACGAACGATCCTAAGAAATTCGGTAGATTCGTGTTTGAGACAGTTATCAACGTTACCCCACGGATAGACCAAATACTATCAAGTGTGGTCTTTGCAAACATAAGGTCCAAATGCAAGCGAGCCAAGATGATGGAAGCACTGGCGGGATTAATAGATACCGGAGTGATAGTCTTAGGTAGCGACGAGATCAGCGAATCGGACAAATTTTTTGATGCAGAAGATGAGTTTGCGACGGAGACAAAAATAACAGAATTACAAGAAGAGATAAGACAGGAGGAAGGGTCTATGAGTCACGACTCTGGGTCAGTGAGATCAGTCATGTCCGATGACGAGTACACCAGTGAAGAGGAAGATCAACCTAGAACGGTGTTCGTATCCGATAACGAAAAAGGGTTATCTCTTAAAGATTTAGACATACAAGGGTTGCGGTTCAGACCAATATACTTCCAAACGTCGACCGGCATAAGTTGGACGAACGGAGCCATCGCCAGGCAAGAGTTGGGTGCAGGGTTGGTGGAACTAACTCTAAGCACTGGTGTAGACCTTTATGACCCAACCACCGTTGGAGAATGTGTGGTTAAGAGTTTCTTGTATCACATGGAGTCCGGTCAGATCAAGTCTCACTTAATATCATATTTCAATTTGATAGGAGTGGCGACGTGGTCACCTCTAAATACAGTATTCTTAATAGCAGAAATTTGCAACGTGCAGGTCCTTGTTAAAGTAGACGGAAGAGGATATGGCTACACACCAGAGCTGAGCTCAAGCTGTATTGGCCTGACAGTGACAACGTCACCAGATGGGAAGAGAAGGCATTGCAAGTGCACTGGTTACTCAATAGAGAGGCATAAGGGTATAACCCGCGTGGTCCCAGAAACCGTCAAAAGTCATGTCCTAACACTAAGAGTTTCGACCGAAGGCGGGCGTAGAGTGGAACGTCTGTCACACGACCCAGAGAGATTTCTGTCATTAAGCAACACAGTTCTGGAAAACCTCAATATCTCATCGTCCGTGATTTACGGGCTGATCAACTATGAAAGTAGCCGGAGGTTTTTGTCGGAGAACAAAATAGACTACAAAGACTGGGAAGCGAAAGTGAATAGTAAACATTATGTGAAGACCGTAACCACGCCGAATCACCTAAACCTGACATTGAGAGGGCACAGAGTCGACAATGGGATTTGCGTGCCTGGCAACAAGCTTCAACCAGGTAGGGTCTACCTGGCCATAACTAGCGGGGGTTTGGTCGCTGGGCTTTGCATCCAAGACGACAAAGATCAAATACTAGTGGGAGATTACGAGAACCTGGCATACCTAGGAGGAGTTATTAACACCAGGATGGTCATACCTGGGATCCAAGTGAAAGGAAGAAGAGAGGTGTCAACAAAAGAAGAGTCCGTATCTGCCCTAAACGAAGAGAGTTTAATAGAAGCACAGCGGTTCAATTTAATCAGAGGCCACGTCCCAATAGCGTCTCAAACCGCAACCCAAATGGTGGTATCGCATTATGACAACAGACCACACCATGGAAGGGACCTCAGGCCATTATTCCGGAAACACAGTGCTGCTGATAGCATAATTTGGATACCCAACAGGCCCAGTGTAAGTGAAGAGATGATATTAGGCTTAGGAACAGACGACCCATGCAGAGGGGTCTATTTTTACGGGAAGTTCCACTGTATCGTGTCCTGCGAGAAAGCAACGCCACTGACACTATCCATATTAGAAAGGGTCATAGAACAGCGAGTCGGCAACGACGATGCCACACTAGTAGAGATATCCCCGGGGGAGATAGAATTAACACTGGAATTTGGTGAGGATGATGCTGGATGGGAGATCGAGCTGATTCGGGAGATAAACGCTGAGTTAAAGTGTTACTTGATCAAAGCAGGGAACTCCTGGAAGTGGAAACATGACACCACGCCATGGCCGAAAGATGGGCTGATCAGCACTGCGGAGTTCAAGGGCCAACACCTATCGATATCACTGGCAGAAACTTTGACGCTGAGTGCTGCGTCTCTGATATTGACAGAAGACGAGGAAAATATTATAGTCTCACAAAGTCCGGAAACTATCATCACAGACGAAGGTCTGTCATTGATCACAAAAGGTGCCCTGTGGATAAACCCAATAGCACGACATCAAGGAGCGAGTCTGTTCGGGCCGAGTGAATTGATAATAATCACTGCAAGTTATGGAGCCGGCGTCCCAAAGGACGACTTGTCTCTCGTAGGGACGGATGGGCTCTGGGCGGACGTAGTCAGTGAAAGACTCAAAACAAGAGGAGAAGTGATTGGCCAATCGTTAGGGCCGGAACTGGCGACACTCAGCAACGCCAAACAGGAGGAGATCGATCAAAATCGGCTCGAACACGTCTCCAAACACATAGAAGTACTGAGCGAGATGAGCATAGTAGACCTGAAACCAGGGACATATGATAACACCGAGTCTAGAGTGTACAAGTTCGACAAGCCATTAATTGAGCACACAGAGCATCTCGGTCAACTGAGCCACGTTCTGGACGGATTATACCATACGGTAGAAGAAATCAATTGTGAAAGCATCGACTTCTGGGACAGTAACAGCATGGAGCACCACAACACGATATACGGGCCTAGGACTGGCATGACAATCAAACTAATAGAAACGAACTTCAAACTCAGAAAGACCCAGAAAGCGACGATGACACAGTACCCGATGTATAGTAGACCAGTGTTTCACAAAAAGAGTTTCTCTGAGATAAATAATTTCGCGGGGAGATTAGGGTCAGTCACGATCGTGAGGAAGTTCCCGACTTCCAGGAAAGTGGAGTTGTGTAAGATGGCTGCAGCCTATTTTGTGCCAGGATGGAGAGAAGTGTCAAACCAAAGTAAAGTCAACCCAGTGACGTTTAACTGGCAAGACATTAAAGAGTGGTTACAAGCAAGACCAGACGCAGGAAGGATAGCGAGCGAGGTTGACAAAATATTGAGTGAAGGTTTCGAAGTAAACCCCATAAATGCTGTCAACGTACACGTGAAGTTAGAAAGCCTCTTAAAGGACTCCATAGCAGACTTGCCAGAACAAACACAAGGAAGAATGATAGTCTGGCAAATGAAGGGCTTGTGCGCGATGTACGCTGGTGGGTTCAAGGTGTTAAAACAACGGTTGCACGCAATATTACGACCAGAAGTGATTTACACAGATGGGCTGACCCCGCAAGAATTGGCTTCAAGATTTAGAAATGTGACGGACGCCAATCACATTTTTGAGAACGACATGACTAAACAAGATAGACAGACAGACCATCACCTTATAGACATCGAGTTCGAAGTGTATGCCATGTTAGGAGGGCAAGACAACTTTTTGTCCAGCTGGAGACAGTGCCACAATCACTGGAAGTATAAAGGCAAACACATCAGAGGGACACTAGATGGCATGAGACTAACGGGTCAAGCAACCACAGCACTCGGCAACGCAATAGTCAACATGGCAGCTCATGCTGGATTCACTTTAAGAAATAAGGAACGAATAAGACTGATGACAATATTAGGAGACGACAACATGGCGGCATCAAAAGGAAAACCAAACATCTCAACTTTAAGAAGGGAAATAGAGGATAAGTATAACATGCAATCAAAAGCTAGAGTGAGTGATAAGGTGGGGACGTTCTGCAGTATGATAGTGTATTTTGATAGAGACGGCAGGCTAGAACTGGGCCCTGACTTCGTGCGGCTCAAAAGGAGATATGAAGTGACAAACGGTGTATCTGAGGCAACTGGGGCAAACGTGGACGCGAGAAACATGAGCTATTTAAGTATGTTAGGATCCATGAAGTGCACTGAAGACGTGAATGAACATAAAGGGTACGGCTTAGAGTTGCGGCAATGGTACGACGTAACGTCCAGTGTCACGGCAGCAAGTATAAAGTACCAGATGCCTGAAGAAGAGGTATTAGGAAATCTACAAAGCTTATGCACCATGATGAAGAACAGTGATGTAACTATACACGAGTTCGAACACTGGGAAAGCATAGTGTGACATCAGAACGCGCAATAACAAGGCAGTCAATAATAACGAGTGTCTAGGAATCGATAACGG